TCATCACGCAGTACACGGATTCTGGTACGACGTACCGTGTGCATACGTTCCGTGGTTCGGGCAAGTTCTTTGTGTCTAGCGGTGCGGGCGATGTGGACTGGCTGATCGTCGCAGGCGGCGGCGGTGGTGGCGGTGGACAAACTTCAGGCGTCAACCCTTACGGTGGCGGTGGCGGTGCAGGTGCAGGTGCAGTACGCACAGGTACGGCCGTAGCCGTAAGCGCAGGTACTTACACGATCACCGTAGGTGCGGGTGGTGGGGGTGGTGTAACTGGAGGCAATGGCACGGTAGGTGTTACTACTTCTGCTCTTGGGTTTTCGATAACTGGTGGCGGTTACGGTGGTGGTTTCACGGGAGGTGCTGCTGGTGGTGCCTCAACGGATGGTTCTGGCGGTGGCGGCGGTTCCGATTATGCCACCAACGGTGTAGGTGGTGGTTCGGGAAGTTACGGCTACGACGGCGGTGACGCCAACAACAACACAGTCTCAAAGCCTTACGGCGGCGGTGGCGGTGGCGGTGGCGCTGTGGGAGCGGATGCTTCTACCTCTACTGCCGCTGATGGCGGGGCAGGTTCGACAGGGAACTACGGCATTTCGGCTACCACACGGACCTATGCGGGCGGTGGTGGTGGTGCAGGGAATAGCAGTACCGCCGAGACTGGTTCTGGTGGTTCTGGCGGTGGCGGCGACGGCACTTTCGGTGGTGGTGACAGTCATGGCGGTGTCCCCAACACGGGTGGTGGTGGTGGTGGTTCTAGTGACACGGCTGACATCGGCGGCGACGGTGCCACGGGCATTGTGATTATCCGATACGAGGTGGCCGCATAATGGCTGACCCCAGTTATATCGTTGATGGTGTTCTCACTGATGGTGAGGCATGGGTCGGCATCGCCCACGCATCCCTGTCGCTGCCCGCCGCTGTCTGCACGTTCACCTCAACGGATGATGGTCAGACGGGCGACTTCTCCCAGTACATGGATTTGGTGTTGATCGTTTATACACGTTCGGCAGTTTCAGCAACGAGTGGCGGCTTCTACCTGCACATCAACAACGACACCACAGCGCACTATCTAAACCAGTATCTCTGGGGGACGGGGGCTGCGGTTGCGGCGGGTTCGGCAACCACTCAGACGTATGTCCCGTTGGGGGACATGCCTGCGAACACGGCTGGGGCCAATATTTTCGGCTGTGCCGTCTGCCAACTGTTCGACATCAACTCGGGAAAATACAAGTCCGCACTAATCCAGACTGCGGGCGATCTTGATGGCAGCGGCTTCGTACAGTTGCGTGCAGCAACATGGCCGTCGCAGGCACCGATAACAGAGTTGGACATTTCAGCGAGTGCCGACCTGATGGCAGGCAGCAAGTTCTCCCTGTTCGGTGTGCTACCTCGGATGGTGACCGCATGAGTCACCGTACGAATCCTCGGTTCAGGATGGTTGCCTGATGGCTGTGATCGAGGCAATCGCCACAACGTATTTGGAGGCTGATGCAGCGTCGGTGACGTTCTCGTCTATCCCTGCGACGTATGAGCATCTGCAAGTACGGTTTTCTGCTGCTGCGAATTCGACAGGCATCAAAACTGTATCTCTTTTATTCAACGCCGATACGACAGCAAGCAACTACTACATCCACTCAATGAGGGCGTGGTCCTCGTCCACTAACGGTCTTGGACAGACTGGCGGTGCGCCTGTGTTGTATGCCTTCTCCTCTGCGATACCAGCGGCGAGTTACAACGCGGCTGTAATAGATATTTTGGATTACGCCAACTCGAACAAGAACACCACTACGGCTGGGGTGCGTGGTGCCGCTACGGACGTGGATACTTTCGGCAAATATGTTGAGTTCGTGAGTGGTTTGTGGCTGAGTACGGCGGTGGTGTCATCTGTCGTGTTGCAGGTCAATTCTGGCAGTTTCGTGCGTGGTTCTGAGTTCACCCTCTACGGATTGAATAGTTCCTGATGGCTGTCTTCACTGTTATCGACCATCAAGAACTGAGCGGGTCCGCATCGTCCATCACGAAATCGGGCATCGCTGGTTCTTACGACCACTTGTATATCGAATACTCGCTGCGAGGTACTCGGACAGGTGCAGGTATTTACGCCGACTATTTCCTGCTCCGTTTCAATGCTTCCACCACGTCGTCTGAATACTCGGCAACCCGCCTGTACGCATCGACAGCCACACCTGTGTCGTCACGACCTGCCAGCAGCGGCATCGTGATTGAGGACATCCCAGCAACCAACGCCTTGGCAGACACGTTTGGTACAGGAACGATTTGGGTTCCGAACTATGCGAACACCGCCAACTTCAAGCAGGCCATCATCCAGAACACTTTTCCGAACAACTCAACCACAGACAACCAGTGGAGCGTCAACATGGTGGCTGGTTTGTTTTCTGCGACGCCCGCTGCGATTACTGAAGTGAAGTTCCAATGCGCCTCGGCGGCGTTCGACACCTATTCATCATGGACTATCTACGGCGTCACGGGCGCATAGGAGCATAGAAATGGCTAGACAGAAGGTTGTCAACGGAATCTATTATGACCTCACGGACGCCGAGGAGGCCGCTCTGGATGCTCAGGCTGAGGCTGCCGATCTGGACCTGAACCATGTGCGGGGTCAGCGTGACGGCCAGTTGCGTGGCTCAGACTGGACACAGATCGGTGACGCCGCACTAGGCGACCACACCGCTGTGGAGTGGGCGACCCACAGGCAGGCTCTCAGGGATTTGCCGCAGACGTACTCGCGTGTGTCTGAGGTGGTGTGGCCTAATGATCCTCCGACACAGGCTGCAATCGACGCTGCTGCTGAGTAATGGATCAGCCGTCCGATATCCGCCAAGTCAAAATCCCAACCGTCGCGTTGGGTTTGATTCTGTCCGTGGCAGCAATAGTCGGTACGGTTACTTGGTCCTCAGCACGCCTAGTGGCGCGCATCGACCATTTGGAAGCAACAGTGTCTTCTATTGAGCAGACGATGGACATGAATGCGTATGCGCGTTCTATTGATTTGGAGGATTTGCAGGTCACGGTTCATGCGTTGGGGATTGCGTTGGACGATTTGGGCGACATGATTGATGATGACTGGCGGGTGGAGGACTGATGCCGGTCGTGTACAAGCCAAGCACCAAACTTGTTGGTGCGAATGCACGTTCTATCGAATACGAATTGTTGAAGATACAGCAGAAACTGGACGACTTAGAAGCGAGGGTTACCGCCCTTGGCGGTTAGGAGCAGACATGGGTATTAGACGGGCAGCATCAGAGTACGGGTCTAGCGTGGGTGACGAGCAGGTCACGGTGTCCACGGTTGCTATCGGTATTACGGCAGCATCGGGGGCGATCGCTGCGATGGTGACTAACGGGGCGGAAGCGATCCGGGTTCGTTGGGGCACACCAACATCCAGTATCGGTCATTATTTGAACCCCTATAGTGTGCTGGATTTGTATGAGGACGACTTGACGGATGTGAAATTTATTCGCGTTGGCGGGTCGAATAGCATTATTGATGTTACCTACTTCGGTTAGGAGCGGTCATGCCTTCAAGGATTACTCAACGCATAGATCAGGTTTCAACCGGGGACATTTCGGGTGTCACGGCGGGAAATGGGCTGAGTGGCGGGGGCACCGAGGGGACTGTCAGTCTTGCTTTGGATGTCAACGAACTGTCTGTTGTTACGGCGGTCGCTGCCGACTATGTGACGATAGAAGACGTGGGAGATGGTTCGTCAAAGAAAGCCCTTATTAGCGACATTACGGCGCTGGTCCCTCAGGGCGATCTGACAGCCATTACGGCGGGTACCGCTATTGGTGTTACGTCGGCAACGGGGCCGATCCCTACGGTGAATGTCACCGTTGAGACGGCGACGTTGCAACTGGCCGGTCAGGTATTCGGGTAACACGGTATGGCTTACAACCCGTACGTCACTGATTACAATGTGCGTAGCCCTATTGCGATGTCTCCGGGGCAAAGGTTGGCGGCCGCATTGGCTAGGACGACGTACGGGAAGAAGAAGGCTCAGAGGACTGCGACTTCTAACCGTTTCGATGTAAGTAAGTCCCTTCCGAAGAATCTTCGCAAGTTGAATGCCGGGTACGGTGTACGGGGTCTACAAAACTCTGGTATCCGTCAGACGGGGTTGTCGGATTATTTGACGGGTGTTGACCGTACACGGGCGGGTATTAGTTCAACGTTGGATGAGGCGTTGTTCAATTTGACTTTGGAGAATACTGCGGCGTATGACGAGTATTTTGGTTCCCGGTATGGGCAGGAGTTTGATGCTGCTACTGGTCGGGCTGAGATTGCTGCGACGATTCGGGAGAACACGTACTGATGGCTGGTTTGGATTTCGCCAATATTGATTGGGACACTGTTGCTGCTCAGGCGTGCCCAGCGGGTACACGTTGGAATGGTTCGGAGTGTGTACCAGTTGCGAAGACACAGCCTGCGGCGGCCAGCGGTAACTACAATCCGACAGATTTCGCTGCCGCAATCGCTAACGCTAATACCTCTCAGCCGTCAGCGGCACAGGGGGTTAGTCCCTTTAATGTGGATCCGCAGTTTCGCGGCCAGTACAGCGAAGGGTTTAATGCCGCTAATGCGGTTCCTGCCGCTCCTGTGACTCCTCCTGCGGCACCGGCAGCCGACTGGTATCAGCAGACCACACCTCAGGGGGTGTTTGACGCCTACGGTACGGATGCAGCCGTGATGGGTGATTTGACTGTCGATGAGCAGGCTTGGTTGGATGCTGCTATCGCCGGAGGTTCGTTTCAGGGAGATTTGGGGGAGGTGCCGTTTGATCAGACGGTTCTGACCGAGGACTGGGATCCGGACGCTGTGTACACGCAGCAAATGGTGGATGACCCGCGTTTGCAGAAGCGTATAGATTTCGCTGAAAGTCTTCTGCAGCAAGGTTACACGGTCGCAGATATTGAACAGTTTATGGGCATGGAGTCCTTGTTGACGAGTGACGAGTTGGGGACCGTGCAGGGTGAGAGGCTTGACTCGTTTGAGGGGGTTGGGTCTGATCAGTGGTTCGACTTCTTGGAGAGTCCTGCAGGTGGCAGTCAGACGGTTTTGGACGAGCATCGGACTACGTTGCCGTGGGTGGACTCACCGGAGTTTGCCGCCAAATATGGGGGTGGTGGTGAAGATCCCGCAGGTGGTGAAGATCCCGCAGGTGGTGAAGATCCCGCAGGTGGGGGAGATCCCGCAGGTGGTGGTGACCCGGCTGGTGGCGGTGACCCCGAAACACCACCGGGCGTACCCGTGTACGTCACCGAGCAAGTTGATGCAATCAACATTGTCAGAAACCAACTGAAAGACATCAAAGACGCCCACGCAAAGTTGTTGAAGAGCGGCTTGGCGAATATCAATGAGGTTGAGCAGGCGTTGACAGACGCCGAATCAGACATCTATGAGAGGCAGTACGGGGTACTTGGCCCGGATGGTGAACTGTTGACACCGGGTGAAATGGACCGGTTGTTGAGTACGTGGGAGAGCCGTCGTACCACTTCCAAGAAGTTCCGAGAACTTGATCGTGAAGAGATCTTGGCAATTATGACCGATGAGGGCGTGCCAGAGGGTCTGGCACAATCCGAGTTGGACATGATTCAGGCCATCCATGGCGACAGTATTGATGCGCAGTACGATTATATTGATTCGTTGTGGCGGATCGGCAAGATGAGCCACGACGAACGTACATCAATGATTGGCAACATGATGGCTTCGTACCGTCTCCAGTTGCGTGACACTGTTATCGAAATGCTTATGGGGGAGGAGATTTCTGCTGCTGAGGAGATTGGTGACATACGTCAGACTGCTTTGCAGGCTGATACGATGGCCGATCTGTTTAAGGGCATGACCGAGAATGAAGTGTTTGCGTTGATGAGTAGCGGCATGTCTGATCTGTTGCAGTTGCCTGATGATAAAGAGATCGGGATGATTTCTACTGGGGAGTGGGCTGGTTACACGAAGGGGCAGAAGGCGAATGTTCTAACTACTGCCGGGTACACACAGAATGCTGACGGTACGTTTGTTGCTCCTGCCGCTGATGCGGCTGACGATGCAGGGCTTAAGGTCCCGATCCCGTTGGGGACCCTCAGCGAACTGGGTATGACCGCTGAGGCGGCCAGAGAGGCCGGTTACACGTTGAGCAACATTCAGTACGATCCGGCACAGCCGGGACGTATTCTGGATGCGAACGTGACCGCTATGGGAACCGCATCGGATTATGGCACTATTGCCGGTGAGCAGCGGTTGGGAGAAGCCTCAGATTTGGCTTACACCGGTCTGATTACCGAAGGCGAGTGGGCTGGGTATACGGAGGCGCAGAAGACTGTTGCGTTGGCCGACGACGAGGATCCGACCGGGATGATAACGACCGGCATCTGGGCTGGGGTTACTTACGGCGATAAGGCGAGGGCGTTGAACGCTCAGGGTATCGACCCGGCGACGGGTGATCCGTATGATGATGTGGCGAATGAAGATAAGAAGTATCGGATGGAGGTTTCGGAACTCACTGACCGTGGTATCGCCGTTGGTCCCAACACCCAGTTTGAAGTGTTGGGTGGTAGTACGGATCAGGGGCGAACCGGTGTGCCAGAGTTTGTGATGATCAGCGTGGAACAGTTTGCTGATCTTACTGGGGAGTACATGTTCCCGGCTTCGCCGGATGCTGACCCGGAGTGGATGACTAATGTGTTCCCGTCTGGGGTGAAGACGGCTGATGTACCGGGTCTACCGTTTGATGTTGTCGGTGACGAATACGAGATGACTGTTGAGGCTTTGGCCGTGTTCGGACCATTGCAACAGGCAGCAGACGCCGAACGGCTCCGGCTGGAAGGTGAACCCAAGGCGACGTTGACCGACATGTTGATGAGTAGCCCATGGCCTGACAGTGACCGGGCTAAAACATGGTCAAGCCATTTGGGGTGGGTGCAGGACGAGGTGGCAGCATTGAAAGGCCAGCCAGTTCCGGGTCGTCCTGCCGGTTCCACGACAAAGATGGGTGACGTCTTGACCGATGAGATGCTTTGGATGCGTGCCGTTGAGCAGGGCGCAGGAACGAATGAAGCGTTGGCTCAGGTTTGGGCAGCGTACACGGGTATCCCGTTCAGGATGGTCGATAACACGGCCGGAACGGGCGGAAAGACAGTTCATCCTGACGGCACAGTAGAACCGTAGGCTAGCGTGGCTCCCCGCAACACGTACGGGTTGATTCAGCAGGCGTTGGAGCGTGCCCAACA